ATGCTAGAAGAGACAGTAAAGCGTACTGCTCTGGGGCTAATGGGATTACACTTAAACAAGCCTTTGCATCTAGGCACAGCAGAGGCAACAGAAGATGAGCTAAGAGGTGCTTATGATTACGTTATTGGAAATGGTAATACTTATTTTTACGATAGCTTTGGTAGTACTGCTATCGACAATCTACTCAATCGCATCAGATTTTTGGCACAAGGGTGTGAGTGTTCTTATATTATTCTCGACCACCTGTCTATTGTCGTTTCTGGCCTTGGCGATGGGGATGAACGGAGGCTTATTGATAACGCTATGACAGCCTTGAGGACACTAGTCCAAGAGACAGGCGTAGGTTTGATATTAATCTCTCACCTCAAGAGACCTAGTGGTGACAAAGGGCATGAGGAAGGCGCACAGACTTCACTGTCACAGCTAAGAGGTAGCCATGCTATCGCTCAGTTGTCAGACATGGTGATAGGACTGGAACGTGACCAACAGGGTGAGGCATCCAACACAACAACAGTGAGGGTACTTAAGAATAGATTTAGTGGAGAGACAGGGGTGGCTTGCCATGTCCAGTACAATCCACAGACGGGACGATTGCTTGAGTGCAGTCCAGAATTTGAGGAGGTAGAAGATGAGTTCTGAAGAAGATGAGTATGATACGTTGATACAAGCTGATGGTTTTGACTTAGCTATCATTGGGGTGGCTGAACGCATAGGTAATAAACCTTGCCTAGCATATTCTTATGAGCAGTGTGTTGACATTCTTATGCAGCAAGCTGAGATGGATTATGAGATGGCTGTTGAGTACATGGATTTCAATGTATGTGGAGCTTATGTAGGAGAACAGACCCCCATATTTATACACAAGTGGGAGGACTACAATGCCTAGTTATATATTTGACTTAGAGACTGACGGTCTACTTGATGATGTAACCAAGATACACTGTATGGTTATTAAGGACATCGAGACTGGTGAAGCTACAGGCTACACAGGTAGAGGTATCTGGACTGAGGGCATCCCTAAGCTAGAGAAGGCTGATATGATTATCGGTCACAACATTATTAAGTACGACATCCCTGTTCTAAAGAAGCTAGGTACTTTCAATCCGAAAGGAGAAGTGTGTGATACCTTGGTTTGCACGAGGCTCATCTGGGCTGATGTTAAGCAAGCCGACTTCACAAGAACAGACTTTCCCAGAAAGCTAATAGGCAGCCATAGCCTAGCTGCATGGGGTCACCGCTTAGGTAACTACAAGGGTGACTACGATGGTGGCTGGGAAGAATACTCTGATGAGATGTTGGAGTATTGCTTTCAGGATGTTGAAGTAACTTACACGCTGTACGGAAAGATAGCTGACAAAGAATATTCACGACAAGCCCTTGATTTAGAACATGAAGTTGCAGAGCTTATATTTGAACAGGAAGTTGCTGGGTTCGCCTTTGACACAGAGAGTGCTGGTAAATTATATGCGAAACTATCAGCACGAAAGTTGGAACTGGAGACTCAGCTTAAAGAGACATTCCCCGACTGGGAAGTAAAGACTCCATTCACCCCCAAGGTTAACAATAAGAAGCTAGGGTACGAGAAAGGTGTGCCTACTTATAAGGTTAAACAAGTACAGTTCAATCCTGGTAGCAGAGACCATGTAGCCAACAGACTAACCACACTTAGAGGGTGGAAGCCTACCGACTATACTAATGACGGTAAGCCTAAAGTTGACGAGATGACTTTATCTAAGTTGCCTTACCCAGAGGCAAAGCTACTGGTTGAATACTACACACTAATCAAAAGACTAGGACAGTTAGGTGATGGCCGACAAGCATGGCTTAAGGTTGAGCGAGGCGGGCGCATCCACGGGAGTTGTAATACAAACGGAGCCGTGACAGGCAGGGCAACGCATGCTTACCCCAATGTTGCACAGGTTCCGTCCTGTGGTGCGCCCTACGGCAGGGAATGTAGAGAACTGTTTACAGTCCCTAGAGGCAAGAAGCTAGTAGGTGTCGATGTGTCTGGCTTAGAGCTTAGATGTCTAGCTCACTACATGGCTAGGTTTGACGGGGGTGCTTACGGTGAAGCTGTGGTGAATGGTGACATCCACACAACAAACCAGAAGGCAGCAGGTTTAGCTGAACGCGCACAGGCTAAGACATTTATTTATGGGTTTCTCTATGGCGCAGGGGTTGGAAAGCTCGGAGAGATTGTAGGTAAGGGAGGTAAGGAAGGGACTATCTTGAAAAAGAGATTCCTAGCCAAGCTACCTGCATTAGCCACGCTGATTGAGAGGGTACAGAAAGCAGCAGAGAGGGGATACATAGTAGGACTAGATGGGAGGCACTTGAAGGTAAGGTCACCACACTCAGCCCTCAATGTATTGTTACAGTCTGCGGGTGCATTGATATGCAAGCAGTGGATGGTTGAGTTTAACTACGCATTAATAGAACAAGGACTAAAGGAGTCGTGTACTCAGGTAGCATGGGTTCATGACGAAATTCAGTTAGAGACAAAGGAAGATATGTCAGATGAAATCGGAAAACTCGCAGTTGAATGTATCAAACGAGCAGGAGATGCCTTTAGCATCCGATGCGAACTCGATGGAGAATACAACATCGGAAACAACTGGGCTGAGACCCACTAAAAAGAACAGGAAGAAGTTTGATTTAGATTTAGCGTATGGTCAGATGCACGAAGACAGAGTGTTAGACATGCTACAAGGCAAGAAGGTCGAGGTAAAAACTGAGAGAGGTATGTGGACTAAGACAGGAAACATAGCAATCGAGTTTGAATCTTATGGTAAACCATCAGGCATCAATGCAACGGAAGCTGACTACTGGTTTCATAACTTAGCAGTTGGTGATGATGTTTACTGTACCTTGGTCTTTGAAGTAGCAAACTTAAAGAAAATTGTAGAGGAACTGGATGACCACCGTGTTGTTAAAGGCGGTGACCACTGGGCATCTAAGATGTACCTCGTCAATCTCTCTAAGCTATTCTCAACTGACACGCTAAAAGTTTATAAAGAACTATCCACGGAGGCAACTAATGAAGAGAACACTACTGATTGATGGAGACATAGTAGCTTATCGCTACTCCAGTACAGTGGAGCAAGAGGTGGACTGGGGTGACGATGTCTGGTCACTCTGGGCTGATGCTAAGGAAGCCAAAAAGTTAATCCTACAGTACCTTGACCAATTGGTTGAGGTTACCGCAGCAGATGATTTTATATTTACATTCTCTGACAAGGATAACTTCAGGAAGACTATCTACCCAGACTATAAACATAATAGGAAAGGGAAGCGCAAGCCCACTTGCTATAAAGGAATTAAGACTTGGTTAGAGTCTGAGTATGAGTCTATTGATATGCCTACCTTAGAAGGTGATGATGTGATGGGCATACTCGCTACGTCTGGTAAGTATGAAGAGACAGTAATTGTTTCTGAAGACAAGGACATGAAGACAATACCAGGTTTGCTATGGAGAGCAGCAGAGATGGAAGATATTTCTGAGGAGTATGCAGACTACTACCATCTATACCAAACCCTAGTGGGTGATGCCACTGATGGCTACAAAGGTTGTAAAGGTATTGGTGACAAGAGAGCCACTGACATCCTAAGCAAAGACCCTACATGGGAAGCTGTAGTCAAAGCCTATGAGAAGGCAGGACAAACTGAAGAGGAAGCCTTAGTACAAGCTAGATTAGCTAGAATACTTAGAGCATCTGATTACAACACTAAAACACAGGAACCAATATTATGGACTCCATAGATGATATTACACCAGCACAGTGGGACAAGATGAAAAGTGATTGGAAAAGCACAGCAGCAAAGGCTGCGAACAGTATTCCCGCTAATAAAGAAAAACCTAAAGATTACCAACCTGTAAAGAAGTTCAAGTTACCTACACATGCACAGACTAGGAAAACTATCCCCGCTTACACAGGTTTTGTTAAATACTTTCCCAGAGCTATTACAGAGGTATCGAGAGTATCTATGATTGGGGGTATTCAACACGGGCAAACACCCCAGACATTACATTGGGACAGGGCTAAATCAGGTGATGAGTTAGATGCCATGATGCGCCACATCCTAGATGAAGACTGGGCGCAGGTGGCGTGGAGAGCAATGGCTAACCTGGAGAAGTTTCTGGAACGGGAAGAGCAGGATTAATACCCACCATATAAGAGGACTTAAAATGTCTACTAAAAAACAAATAGAAGCAATCCCCGTCCACGGACACCAGCTTTTAGACATGCTTGAAGATGTCTTTCCTGAAGAGTCAGCACGACTTGAATGGTCTGACAGAGAAGTGTGGTATAAGGCTGGTCAAAGGTCTGTAGTCCAATGGCTGTTAGAGTTGAAAAGACGGGAAGATGACCCTAACTAAACCAGAGGAATTATTATGTGTCCACCCGCTATAGCAGGAGCCTTAATAGGCGTGGCTGGCTCCGCAATTATTGCCAAAAACCAAAGTGATAAACAAGAACGCGCTATGCAAAAGCAGCAGAAAGCCGCACAAGAACAAGCTGCTCAACAACGCCTCCAGTTTGACGAACAAATGGCAGCTAATAACCTTCAGTTCGAGCAAGAAAAGAAAGCTGCTGAACTTATGCGAATTGAGCGTGACGAACAGTTTGCTGCTACAACCGCAGCTAGTGATGCAGAGTTTGCCCAGCGCGAATCACAGTTTCTAGCACAGCAAGAACAGTTCACTGCCACGCAACAGCAAAACAGTGCAGAGTTTCAGGCTAACAAAGATAGATACGAAAAGGAACTTGCTGAACGTCAAGCTGCTCAAGATGTTGCTGAAAAGCGGGCATTAGAGATTGAGAAGAAGCGTGAGCGTGAGTTAGCTGAACTAGAAGCTGTACCAATTATGATGCGTAACGATGCTCAAAAGACCCGAACTAAAGGCGGTAGCCGTCTTGAGAACATGAAGGTCAAGAAAAGAGCTGGAGGCTATACATCTGTAGGTGGTGTTGGCGGTGGCGGTTTAGGTGTCAACATATAATCTAATAGGAGTAATGTATGTTAGAAGGTACTTCCTGCTCAAAGCGGTATCATAAATTATCAGCAGACAGGGAGATTTATCTCGATAGAGCTAGGGAGTGTGCCGAACTAACACTTCCTTCTCTGATAACTCCTGAAGGATTTAGTTCTAGTACAGACCTTTATCAACCTTTCCAAAGTATTGGGGCTAGAGGGGTGAACAACCTAGCTTCCAAGCTAATGCTTTTACTCCTCCCGCCTAATGCGCCTTTCTTCCGTCTAGCGATGGACACTAAGACTAAGCAAGAGCTTGATGGTGAGGGTGACTTACGGGCTGAGATTGAACAAGGCCTAGCCAGTATTGAAAGAGAAGTAATGAGTGAGATTGAGAACAGAGCCTTAAGGGTTAACTTCTTTGAAGCACTCAAGCATTTGATTGTTAGCGGTAACGTGTTAGTACACCTCCCAAAGAAAGGAGGGCTGCGTGTCTTCCCTATGTCGAGCTATGTTGTAAAACGTGCGCCTGACGGGGAACTGCTAGAAGTATTATTAGAAGAGGCTGTGTCACCTAGAGCTTTACCAGATGGTATTGAAGGTATTGACTACTCAGGTGATGAAGACCTTAAGTTATATACAAAGGTATACAGAGTAAGCTCAGATGTTTATGAAGTTTATCAAGAAGTTGAAGGTCAAGTAGTCCCAGGCTCTGAGGGTAAGTATTCCAAAGACCTAATGCCGTGGCTTGCGCTACGCATGGTACACCTTGATGGCGAAGACTATGGTCGCTCTTTCGTGGAAGAGTATCTAGGAGACCTGAAGTCCCTTGAGGGATTGATGGAAGCATTGGTTAGCTCCGCAGCAGCTAGTGCTAAACTTGTGTTTATG